GTTTTTTGAACGGTCTTCTCTTTATTCGTCCAAGGCTGTCAGTAAGACCTAGAATGTTGTTTCCGCTCGGCGTTTCTCGGTCAACCCGATTTCCTTTATTTTTGATGTGAGTTTTTTCCCACTCTGCAAACGTTGTAACATGCTGCGCTGCTGCCTGATCGAGCAGGCGCTTAGCATAGCACCATGGGTGCTTCGCTTGGTGGCGCATCGCTTCTTCCAGCGTAGCAACCACCAAAGCGTCTTCCACCCCGGTTTCTCGCAAATCCCGAAATTCTGCTGCCATGTAGGGCGTAAGCATACTGTCGCATCCAGCCCAGACCCAGTAGCTTTCCGGGGTGTCATCAGGCGGGCCGGTTGATTTTTCTGTGTTTTCCTCAGTTGTGGATTCTTCAAAACCCATTCGGTTTTCTGGGTTTTCCTGATTTTCTTTTGATTTGCGAGGCCTGCCACCTCTGGCACCGTTTGCCCTATTGGCAGCGGCCTGACGCTCGTATGCTTCATTGGAAGCATCGATTTTGGCTTTTATCGCTGCCCAAACAAAGCGCTCATTCCCCAGAAACTTCGGTTCTGAACCAGTTTCCTTGTAATCCATCATAGCCCATAGAATTCGGCCCCGTTCCGCTTCATTGAACGGTTCTAGCAATGCTCTGTAATCCTTCACCCACAGTTTTATGTAATCATTCGCCACGCTCCACCTCCCCTTTCGGTTTTTGATTGAGCGAAAGCACTTTACATAGATGCCGATCCAGCTTGATGCCATAGATATGGTAATCAGCAAACAGGGCTTTTTCTCTGCGGTGCGCTTCTTCATGGTGCCGCCGACAAAGGGCTATCGCGTTCAGCCCGACATGGACGATTGCTTCTCTATCTCGCCCCATGCCCACGCGATCAACATGGTGCACCTCTGCAGGCTGGTTGCAAATTGCACACCGGCGATTTTCAAGGCAGAGATACAGGTACTTGCCAATATCGTCCGTCTGGGTGAGCAGGCTGTCCTTTGTGGGCACCCCCCAATGGAAGCAAAACTGAATCAGGTATGTAATAAACTCTCGGGCCGTGGTCATATCGCAATTCGAAAGGGAGAACCACTCCCGCAGACAGTGGGAACAGAAATCCCATTCTAGGTAAATCCGAAGTTCTTCCGGCTCCTGCCCTGACCACAAAGAAATATCTCGGATAATAGCGAAAATCTTGCGGCGCTGGTCTGCGGAAATGGTTCGACCATCATCCAGACGGACTTCTACCCGCCGGGGGCGCTTCTGCGCCAGAAACCGGCTGATGTCTACGTCTGGTTTCAGGACGAGCTTTCCGTTCTCCAGCTTCTCAATTTTCGCTGTCACAATCATGCGCGTTCTCCTTGTCCACATGGACGTGCATCGGAATATAAACGCTGTTTGCTTTCATATTCCGTTCCAAAAAGTCATTGCATTTCGCTTCTGACAGGTGATTTCTGAGCACCTGCAGTTCGTAGGCATACTGCCCAGCTACCTTTTTCTCTTGGATTTTGGCTTGTATATCTTCATCCCGGTAGTTCGATTCTATCAGATAAAGATCATAGCCGATCGCCTGAATGCCATCCAAATTGTTAGTATCAGTGGCATAAATCACTTTGCCAGACGGAAAATGCACCTTATACCCACAGTTTGGTACGTTATGGGCTAGCATTACCGGAATCACATTGCACAGGCCGTACCCATACAACGTTCTCGGGGTCAGTACGTCAATCTGACGCTCCGGCACCCCTGCAGCTATGAGCGGCGGCACCAGCCAGCGGCAACACCCGAAGCGGAGTGTCGGCCGCTCACTGGCCAGCCGTTTGATGGTTTGCTTCTTGAAGTGGTCACTGTGGATGTGAGTCAGCAGCACCAGCTTCAGTTTCGACACATACGGCTCCAGCGCCTTATACGGTACGCCGCAGTCTATCAGGACAAAATCTTCCAGAATCGTGGCATTGCCATCGCTCCCGGTTGAAATGATGTTGTACCTGACCATCAGAGCGATGCCAGATCAACGGCTTCTTCCACCGCGTCTGCCTCCGGTTCCGGCAGATCCATGGTTTTTGCTGTCCGCTCAATCTTGGGCGGCTCGGCTTCATTCTTCTGGCTCGGCTCTGCCGGATCCAGCACTTCAGGCAGAAGTTCGCCGCTTGCCACATCAGGCATCATTACTCGGCCATCCCGCTCGTAGGCGGTTGTCATTTCCACCGTCATAATACCCCACTTGGAAATCAGCTGACGCAGCATGGTCTTTTTGGCCATCCCGTCAAAGTCCTTGTACCAGAAGCTGGAGTACTTCCACATATCCTCTTGTGGAATTTCCCCATTCAGCAGCTTCTGGTATGCCTTTGCGCTGAACGCCGGGCTGTACTTGTCGGCGTGGGCCATCATCTGGTCTGCTGTCCAGTACAGGGTTTTCTCGAAGCCATTGATGTACTCAAAGTGGGCAATATAGCCCACGGTTGGCATCGATGCACGCTTCTCAAAATCTTCGATGAAGTGCATTTCATGGAATCGTTCTTCAAAGGGATCCCATCCGGTCAGTTCCCCGTTCTTCACTTCCAGCACGTTCAAGCGCTTGTACTGGCCCGTGCGCAAGGCCAGCTGGATATAACCCTTATAGCCAAGCACAAACTGCGCTTTGACGCTTGCAGGCTTAATCATCTGGCCATTCTTGTACTTTGCCTTGGACTCGAAAGGAATCAGATAAAACTGGCCCAACTGTGGAGAGGGCTGCAGGTTCAGGCTTTCGCCCAGCAATGCGCCAGCAAGGATCGTGCCTGCATCGCACTTCTGCAATTCCGGATTGACAGCGACCGCCGAAGTGATGTTTGCGATAAAACGCCCTGCACGCACGGGGTCTCCCAGCGTATTGTTCACAAGGTTCTTGTATGTCGTGGTCTGGATCGCCTGCGAAAAGCGCATTTTCTGCGGCTGCATTGCTTTAGCCATTGTTATTTACCTCCTGATTCTCAATGCCAATGGAATCCATGTACTTCTTGATTTCATCGACTTTGTTATTTACGAAAGACTTCAGTTCCCGCAGCTGGGTCAGAGTGCCGCGGCACTGGAACGTGCGTCCCATAAAAGCAAACTTTGCGTTCATGACCTGTTCCGTGCTCTCCTTCTGGGAGTCCTCAGTCTCCTGCTCGTCCATAACGGGCGGTTCGGTGCCCATGGCCTGCGGCGCGGACAGTTCTTCCTCCGCCACATCCAGAACGGCCTTTTCTGCTTCTTGTGCCCGAAGCTGGGCCTCCAGACGCTGCTTACGCTCGGCTTCTTCCCGGGCAATACGGTCTTTGCGCTGGCTGACGCTGTTAATGGCAACCGCCAGATTGCGGCACTGCTTGTACTCGGCCATAATTTCCGGCGCGTTCTCCATGCCATTGATGCACCCCACATCAGCCGAAACTTTGTCCACATAGTCCTTGACCTTGGCTTTCAGGGATTTCAGGCTTGCGGTCATCGTAACCGTAATGCCGACATCGCTGTAGCTGACCCACTCAACGCCGGCCGCTTTGACCAGTTCCGAGAAATAGGCGGAGACCTTCTTCTCCTTGTCCGCCCGCAGGCCATCCTCCACATCAGCGATTTTCGCTTTCAGCTTTTCGTCTGCCGGGCCATACACGTCGCACTCCTTGTACACCGCATCGAAGTCCTCAAACGGCTGCATGATCTGCTTCTTGACCGCCATCCGGCGGGCATCCAGATCCTTGCGGTCACGGTTCAGCTCCGCTCGGCGTTCCTTGACCACTTTGAGAGATTCTTCTGTGCAGGCCAGCGCCAGCGCTTCATCCACCGACTGCTGCGCCTGCGCCTTGATGCTGTGCAGCTGTTCCTTGATGATGGGCAGCTGCTGTACCACGATCAGGCTTTCCGGCATCGCCGGGGCTGTGGTTGTAAGTTCTTTTTCCATGTGTACCTCCTGATTCTTTGTATAGAAAAACGGCAGTAGGAACGCTCCTGACCGCCGCTTCGTACCTGTTGAAAAAATCAACCGATTATGCTACAATATGGTTGTGTGTGGTGGAGACCTGCATTTTCCGGCTTGATGTTCCTGCATCAAGCGCCAACGGAATGTGTGGGTCTCTATCCATTTGTAGCGCGCTGGCCGTTCTGGTCAGCGCTTTTTTCGTGTGCGGCGAGTATATCCCACACCGAGAGCTGCCCTACAATCTGGCGCTCAGCGGTGATTTTAGGCTGTGTGACAGTCCTGATTCTGCGGGGCTTTGCGGGTGCTCGGAGCCGTTTTCCGAACTCCTTGACGTAACACTTCGCGCCGTACCCCACTTCGATTGCCGCCGGATCTGTAATGACCCTGTGACACCGAGCGCACCTTGTCATTCTTCTTCTTTCCTCCCAAAAGCGCCTGCATCTGCAGTTCGTGCATCAGGCGGGATGCAATAATGATTGCACCAACAATGAGAATCCACTCCCCGCCAATTGCCCAGTAGCCGCGCCAGCGATATGTACTGGGCAGCTGCCACAAGGCCATAAGCCCACCGGAAATTACGCCGGCCAGCGTGTCCAGCAGTCCAACAACGACCCAGCCCATCACGGTCAAATGCCTTTCTTTGCGTTTCATTTCAGGTTTGCCCCCTTCATGTAGGTTTCGATCAGCGCCCACTTGCGAACATCCATCGGCTGGTGAACAGCATCTTCCAGTGCTTCTTCGGTTCCGCAGCGGTCACAAATCGTGATGCCCGGAACTTGACGGGAAAGAGCATTGCTGTGCAAGCGCATCTTCATGGTCTGCTTTCCGCATCGAGGGCACGGAAGTACCTGCGCCATTTCGGCGGCAGCATCCTGAACATCCCGATACGTTGCAAAAACTTCGTCCAGCAGCTTCTTCTCGGTGTGCATCTGAATCATTTGCGCCATCTTATGAAACATCCCTTTCTCCTTCCAGCAGCCTTACCATTGCGTTCCACACCTTGTCCGTGTAGGCTGTGCTATACGTGCCAGCAGACCAAGCCTTTTTGGCTCCGGTTGCGCCAAGGTTATAGGCCATCAGAGCGCAATTCACATTGCCCTCGTACTCGCTGAGATACATACCCAGCATATAGCACCCGGCCTGAATGTTCTGCCGGGCATCCAGCAGATCCGTTATGCCAAGTTCATCTTTGAGCCACCCGGCGTTGATGCTGTTTATCTGCATCAAGCCATAATCCCCGGTAGAGCTGCGCGCCGCCGGGGTAAAGCCGCTCTCGACCTGCATGACGGCATAAGCCAGTTCCAAGGGCACATCGTAGAGGTCGCACATTTTCTCCGTGTAGGACTGTAGTTCCGCATCCAGCGGCACCTGATATGTAACCGGCTCATACGGAACCGGGTCCTGACGAACGCATTCAACCTGCTCGATCTCGGCCACCACCGGTACCGTAACCAGCGTTTCAACCGGCGGCTTCTGCTGGAAAGCGAACGCCGCGGCGATGTTTCCGACCACCAGAAGCTGCGCCGCTGCCGCCGCTGCCAGCGGCACGAGCGTTTGTGCTTTCATCCTCCTGCACCTCCCCCAGACCAAAGCGTTCCATCGCATACCGCCGGGGCACCCGGCCGGGAAACGTGAGGTTTCCCCTTGCTTCCAGCTCCCGATTCATCTGCTGGATGTACTTATATGCCCGGGACTTGCCACAGCCAACCAGTTCCGCAACCTCTGCACAACCGATGAAATACGACTCTTTGCTCACGACTGCCGTCCTCCTTTCGAAAAACGCATATTGTTCATTGCCACATTCAGGTCGTTGGCCAAGCACATGATTTCGTCCCATTCGGCTTGCTCGCTCTCAGCGATCTGGCCATCTGCGGCGATTTCTACCATTGCCTCCCGCTTTGCACAGAAGCGCTGAACCGCCGCCAGAACGCCCAGCACGGCTTCCGGCAGGTCTTTCAACTGGATCTCAGGCACGACCCGTTTGCCGAGATCTGATGTCAACCGCAGATGCTGCACGGCCAGATATGGGGCTTGATACACGTCACACATGGCGCTCGCTACATCGCTGGGCACTGGACGCTGGCTCTGCTCATAGTCCCGCAGGCTGTCAACCGACACGTTCAAAAGCTGCGATGCTTTTTCCTGCGTAAAACCAGCAGATTTCCGCGCATTTTTGTAAATATTCTGGCTTTCAATCGCCATTTTTTCACGCCGTCCTTTCTGGTATACTTGAGATGTAGGTTAGCTCCGGTACGCCACCCCGCTGATGTTCAGGCACTTTTCGATTGCGCCCTGGACGTTCTCGGACGGCACCAGCACACCATTGACGACTTGGCTGATATGCGAGCGAGAAAAGCCCGTTTCCTTTGCCAGTTCCGTAACGGTCATATCGTCATGGTCGATCATGGCCTTCTTGACAGCCACGCACCAATCCGGCATCGTAGTCTTTTTCATGCTTTTTCTCCTTCCTAACAAAGATTTATCTAACAAGTGTATTGAACACTTGTTAGATTTCTGATAAAATGAAAGAGCCAGTACCCACCATTCAACGCGTTCCCCTGTCGTTAAGCGAAGCTGTCATGGGAGCGGCGCTATAACTGCACAGCATCCAACTTGCGGCTGTTGTCCGCTATGCTTTGCAGCGGCGCTTGTCTTTAGGAGGTCAACGTTCATGGTTCGTATTGCGTGGTACGAATGAACCCCTTTGCTGAGAGGTTCTGGGGGAACGCGCTGAATGGTAAGCGCTGTACCCTTTCACTTAACATTTGTTCTGTACAAGTGTATTATAACGTCCCTTTAGGGATGTTTCAAGAGAAAACATAGCTTTAGGGATGTTTTTGTGAGGATACACAAAATGCAAACCGAAAATTTGTATGATTCTATTGCCCTTGCGGAAAACATCAAAATTCAGGCCAAGGCGCGCAAGATTCAGCTGAAGGATATGTTTGACGAGCTGGAACTTGGGCGCAATACGCTCTCCAATCTTCGACTTGGTAAAAAGATTTCCGCCGACAGTCTGGCGCGCATCGCCGACTACTTGGACTGCTCCATGGACTTCCTTATGGGACGCACCGTTGACCCCGCTGTGCAGCGTATGGAGTTAACAGATGAAGAACGCCAAAAGGTTACGGATTTCCTGCAGTTCATTCTGAGCCAGCGGAAATAATGCTCAGAGCCGCTCCGATGGCTCTATTTTGCGTTTTCTATTCTTCCGCAGGGAATTTGCCGTCCGATAGGATATGCGGCTCAAATCGCTTCTCTGTGGACATTTGTTCGATTTGGTGAAATCAGCCATCAATGACGAAGTGCGCACCCTCGGTGATAAGCACCGTACCGCGATGCTCGTCATTGACGATGGTTGTCCGTTTGCCGATGTACTCAGCTGGCAGTTCGCCCCGCTTCACTCGTTCAAGGTTGTATGGAGATGCTTCCCAGCGTCCCTTGTAGGACTCTGGGATCTTGCGCCACTCCGCTTTTGTGTAGTGACGCATCAGGTCTGCCCCCATTCTTCCCCATTCAGTTCCATCCAGCCGTAGGGGTCGCAGTACCACCAGCTGGATGCACCATCCTCGGTGAGCCGCACGATATCGGACACGCTCATGCTGTGGCCAGAGAAATCAACGGGTCGATTCGACCCGTTGAAGAGTGCGAACAGGCGAAGAAGCATTCTGCCCGCTTCCGGGACAGACGGAATCTCACCGCCGTATACCCGGCGGTAGTTCTCCCGGTGGATGCCGCCCAGCTGTGCGGCCTGATCGGATGCCATGAACCGCAGTTTTACCTGCTCCATGGTGTCCTCTTTCAGCTGGTAGATCTCATACTTCATGTGAATCTTCCTTTCCTTGGTTTGCGGTGTTGGTTCCCGCGACCATCTTCGTGATGCCACGAAAATGGTTTCGGCCGATACCGGCGGCCATCATCAGGCGGGGTCTTAGTAGTCCGGTCTTTCATCGCCCAGTGTCTCCCATGTCCCACCGGGGAGAAAGAACTCCGCTGTACGATCTTCAAGCGCAGCCACGAAGTTCTTCCACCTCGGCCAGCGGACTTCATAGCCGTTGACGATCATATACGTGAAGCCCTCGCTGCGGTACTTGCTCTCCAAATGGCTCTCTTCCAGCTGAAAAAGTGGAATGGACTTGTTTGCAATCTTTTTCATCGTTCAGACCTCCAATTTGATTAAACGTCAAAGCTGACCGAATGATATGCGAACCAGTGCCCGCAGCGGCGGTGCAGCTTGTACCAGTTTGTGAAGCGCTGCCCAGAGCAGTCATAGGCCGTTGGGTAAACCTCGTAGTAGTGATTTTCCCGGAACCATTCGGCTGCATCGACCTTGTTGGCCTTGTCCAGTTCGTTCGGGAGCTGCACCAGCTCAATGTAGCCATCAATGCCGCGCTCCTCGATAATGCGGCTGTCAGGTGCCGGGCGGTTGTTGTAGTCCCGGATCTCCTTCTTGATGCCGGCAATAAATGCGGCCATGCCGGACTTCTGTTCGGCGGTGGTGGTGTCCCGGATGAACGCCAGCAGGGTGTAAGCATCTCTCAGCTTCTCGGCGTCGGTGATCTTAAACATTGTCTTGTCCTCCAATATTGTTTAGAATTCGTTGAAGTCTCCAGCATCGAACAGCAGACCGCTTCTGAATTTCAGGCTGAGCTTGCTTTCAGGGGGCTTGCGCTTGAAAACAGGCTTTCCGTTCACCAACTCTGCATACACGGAAAAACTGCAGCGCGTACCTTGGAGAGTGATGTAAACACCGTTCTGATAAGCACGGAGTTCGCCAAGTTCCAGTCCCCAAGAAGTGGTAAACTCAAGGTTTCGGCTCAACGCATTGTGGAGAGATGACTTCTTGTTGTCCGGCATCATCCTGAAAAGCTCCAGCGCTTGCTTCTCGCAGTGCACGTTTTTGATTTCCATGGTTCAGCCCTCCTCAACGACCCATCCGGCACAATAGCCGGGATCGCGAAGCCTTGCCTTTGCAAGTGCTTCATCGAACGTCCGGGCACGAACCCGGACAGGCGGCAGGTCGCCGCCCACGATTTCCCATGTAGCCATGGGTGCTACAAATCTCTCCATGTTGCGTTTCCTTTCCATCTAACAGGTGAATGAATCACTTGTTAGATATATTATAATCTCATAAAAGTGAGATAGCAATGCAATATTCTCATTTTTATGAGATTCATGCTTTTGCACAAAAAGGTGGTGTTCTATTTGTTGTTTTGGGAACGTTTTTATCGGATGTGCGAAATCCGCGGAACAAAGCCAAATCCGCTTGCCAAAGAGCTTGGCATCTCATCTGGAGCCGTCACACGCTGAAGATCCTCCGTCTGGAAAAACGCTCATGCTGCTTGCGGACAAACTGGATTGTTCCGTTGACTACCTGCTTGGCCGCACCGATGATCCTGTTCTTCATCAATTGGATTCGTCCTCGTCATCAGCCATATAACGCGCGCCCGCGCGTGATGAAGACGATAGTCTTCATATCTTCTTATTCTTTTTCTTCTTCTTTTCTTAAGAAGATGGGTTTTTTCGGTTTTTAAAAAACCCAATGGGTTTTCACGTTTCACACACATTTAGAAAAATCGTCGATTTATCAAAAACTACTTTGCATCCAATTTTGATATTTGACCTTCAAATTTGACTTTTCGACCTTGAATTTCACTTTTATGTTCGTGTTTTTCAAAACCCATCAAAACCCAAAAAAGCGAACTTAACCGAAAAAACCCATTTGGTTTTTTCGGTTTTTGAGAAAGGCGGGGTTTACACCCCGCCAGGAACCACCTTGGAGATAACGAGCCTCCCGGCGAATCGCTGAAACTTTTCCGGCGAGCGAAACAGCTTCTCGAAATAGGCTGCATCTTCCTCCCGCAGATCCGCAAAGTCCTC